ATAGTTTACTCCTTTTAATTAAAAAAACGGTATGCCGTGAACCGCACGGCGCGGAGATAATGGATCACCTACCATTTCGCAAATGTGTATAAAGCGCTGGCCCCTTTGAAATGCTTACCTTCAAAATGCGCTAGGCTTTGAAAATCGCCAGCTTGATACCCTATAGTTTCGTATACCTTCCCTGTTTCCATTACAGTAACGCCACCCATAATACGATGTACTTTATTAAGGTTGATTTTATATACATCGACCTTATTTTCATCTGTATTTTCAACTATAGCCGTTCTGTCGCTTTTTTCTATAGCTTCCTTTGGAACGCTAGGCGATTTATCTTTAATAGCATTTTTCGTAACTACTGCCGCATCATGTAGCGTTGGCGCCTTAGTATAGTATGTTGCTACTGGTTGTGCCGTTTCCCTGTATGCAATAATTTCCTTTGCTACCTTTGGCGTTACATTTAAGGCTTCCCCTAATTTTACCGGGTTCTTTGTGATTGCTTGATTTAAAAGAACAGGCTCTTGTAGTTTCTTAGTATGCATCACATTATAGGCGAACAAACCAGCAACTACCACCAGTAGCATAAGTAATGCCACGGTGATAACGGGTGCGTATCGCCTTAATAGTTGAATGATAGTATCCATAATTACCCCCTAAATAGGCCAATCCAACACTAAATCCGCATCAAATTCTTTGCCTTCAATATTTTCGGTAAATGTATATTGCCATAGATTGGCGCCGTCATAATCACATTGGCTATTAAGTTGTGCGCACCAAATAGCGCAACCACCCAACTGACTGACATCTAATACATTCACCAACCAATCATAACTAGCGTATAGACCTGTATTAACGTACCCAGCTTGCCATAACTTATTGATAAACACGCTACAGATATTCGTTAATTGTTGGCCCGTTGGCATGCCACGATCTGCCTTGTAATCGTCCGCGTCTTCCATATCAAACCAGATACCCATAGGCAACTTATCCACAGTCAATCCGGCATCATTGAGTGTGTTAATTACAAATTCCGCTTCACTCGCTGCTTGTTCTTCGTCCATAGCGTAGGAATAATGGTATACACCAATCGCCAAACCGGCATTGATAGCGCCGTTGATATTGTTATAGAACTCACTATCTAAATTACCTCTGCCATAACCGATGCGGATAATGGCGAAGTCAAAGCCATTAGCCTTGACCGCTCCCCAATCCACTACGCCGTTATTTTCGCTTACATCAATACCCCTCATGTTTCACCTCATAATTTAACCTTATTTTCAATTTTGGTTCTAATTAAATCTAAAAACTTCCCCATAGATACGTTGCCGCCGTCTCTTAGGTTTTCAAGAATAGATAAAAATTCGGACGAGCCTAGATATAGCCATACCAGCGATACGGCGAATTGTCTTTGACCGCTCATTTCATCAAATAAAATAGCGGCTATTGTAGCCGCTACATATGTCATTACCTTACCTATAAACCCTTTTCGCATATATTTAGATGCTATGAGTTGTTTTTCAAATGCTATTGGTATGGCCCGGTATTTTTCCCACGTGGCGATTTTCTCCGGATCATATCCGAATTCATCAACTAACATTTTGTAAGCGATGCTTGCCCACTTTGTGAGCAAGTCTACGAATACCAATAAAATAAACACGCCCAATATTTGAACGTGTTTTAAACCAATCACCCATATAGCCAACGCAGCAACGCTGCTCAATATTGTTTTTAAGATAAAGCTACTTGTAAGAGAATTCCAACTATCAATCAAGAAATCTAACACTATTTGCATTATTACTCCTTTATAATCCCTAAGCCATATACCCCTCTTGCTACATTGGCTTTTTGAATATTTAGTTTGTCTAACTTTTCCCTCTTTGTATCGCTAGACATGGTTTCGCTATCAATAATTTTCTTCGATGCTTTATTAATAGCCTTAAATGAATTTTGTGCATTTTTCAACTTATTGTATAACTTAGGGTCATAGCCTTCCGGTCTCTGCCCTGTAAGTTTTAGTTCATTATGTAGTTTTTCTTGTTCCTTAAAGTCGTCATAGACACGTTGTACGCTATCGCTACTTTGATATGGTTTAGCGAAGAAACGGCGTATTTCTGGTAACTCTGTTACGCCTTTTGTAGGGCGTTTTTCGTTTGCACCACTAATAGCATCCGTTATGTCTAACCCTAGTCGAGCAAGGTTGCCACCATACCCCATAATCGTATTATCTACCTTATATGGTGATACGTTAAATGTGTCGCCAATTTTACGAGCCACCATAGATGTATTAGATCCGTACTGTAGTTTATCCGGTAATTTCTCTTGGGATTGAGGGACAATGTTTCTTTGTCTGAATTTAGAATAATTGCTCCACCATTCCCAAATCGGAGACAAAGCCGTAGGCAATATATCCGGCAATAGTGTATCGATCGTTCTGTCGCCTAAACCTTTAAAACCGACTCCATTTCTGCCTGTTGATTTATCGTCAAAATACTGTAACATACGTTCAAATGTAGTGCCGTATAACAACCCTAATTCAAACGGCTTAGGTATTTTTATAAATTTATCACCAGCTGGAATATGGAAGAATGTATCCTTTTCCCATTGCGGTAACTCTTGATATGCGGTGTTATCTTTATTCAAATACCATAATGCGATTGTAGGTAACGTGATAAACAAAGTAGATTTAATTGTCATACCTTTCGGATCATCACGCCATGCACGCACTAATTTGTCGCCACCTTGGACAGTCGCATTAAAGAACGCTACAACTTTATTTGCAGTCTTAGTATGTGTACCGGTACGGCTGAAATCAATCGTAATATCACGGCTTGCAATAGATGCTTCGCCTAGTGATTTAGGGTTTAAATTGGTTTTTGTTAAACGGCTATATAACCCTGTATACCCTTTTCTAGCATTGCTAAATTCGCCTAAACGGGTAGCCACTTCCGTTGCTTCCGATATAGCGCGCAACACTTCTATAGGATTTCTTACAACTTTTGACAATGTGGACTTACGAGAAAATAATTCTCTTAAATGTCCGCTCAAATAGTCTCGATCAAGGCTTACCATAGCAGCATGAGCGCCACCACTTTTGACATAATCCCAATATAATTGGTCTTTCTTTAAGAAATGCGCTAACCCTTTAAATGTATCAACTACAGGTAAAAAACCATGTTTAGAGAATACACCGGCTGAAATGGTATCGCGCAAGGCGTTTGTGATAGCAAAGCCAGCAGTAACAGTAGAACCAGCACGTAACCAACTAGCCGGATACTGCAATATTTTTGTTATAAAATTGCTTGTATCCTTATTCATCATTTTCATTGCTTGCGCTAATTCTGGAGTTGTTTCATATACAACTTTTTTCCCTTTAACCCAAACAGAAAATGTATTGTCAGTAGATTTTGCTGGTCTATCACCTCTGACCTCTTCGACAATAGTTCCTATGCCCGGTTTCTTTGCTAACTTGGCAAATGTAACGCCCACGTGATTTCGTTCGATTGCATTGTAGAATTGGTATGTATTTTTTACGATACTTTCTAACGGATCAATAATATCACGTGTACTACCTTTGAACCGCTTAATAGGATTAGCTACATTAACAAACCCTTTTGAACTAGAAAAGAACCCATCCATACTCTCTGCCGAGAAATCACGGAAAAACGGAACGTAGTTAGGGTATTTATATCGCAATAAATGGTATGTTTCCGGTTTCAATATCCCATTATTCACGAGTTCAGCAAGTATATAATCTTGAAAACGGTGAATATCTTTAGCAGCACTTTTGAATGTAGGATTTTTTTCGTACTGACTAACGGCCGCTAAATCTTCTTTTAGTGTAAATGTAGCCATTTGGCCGTTACGGTGTAGGTCTAAATCATGTAGCGCCACAAGATAAGCACTAAAGTCTTTATGTTCTTTTTGAGGTATATCTTTAATAATATCCTCAAATGAACGAATGCCTTTTTCTGGTCTCCCTCGCTTAATAAATTCTTCTGCTTTGCCTACCCATCCACGAGACAACCACGCTTGCATAAATGGATTATCTTTAAACGCTACTTTTTCACCTGTGATATGTTCCACTTCCTCAACCATTTCACGCAACGGATTAAGTTCATCAATAGCTTTTGTATAGACATCACTCGCTACGCGTTTAATGGTATCTTTAATGTTGCCGTCTTTAGCATCCGTAATAATACGTTCTGCTTTAGAGGTACGCTCAAAAGAAATAGAACCTTTGATACGGTCAGCACTCGATTGGTTAAACCATTTATGAGTAACATTAGATAGTTTATCAACAGCCGCGTTAAGTTCCTTATCATTTTTAATGGTTTCTTTGAAATAATTATAAAAGGTAGGAAATAATTTTTTTGCTCTCGCTCTATCTCCAATATAATCATTAAAAAATTCGGCAAACCCTTCTTGTCGTATACCTTGTCTATTCAAATGATTATACGCATTACCAAACCGTTGTCGTACTTGGCCTAATAAATCTTTATCAATAGCGGCTTGTAACCCTATCGAACTATGTTCATCACTAAATCCATATAAATTATCAATGTGATGCCCTAATTCATGAGATAGTGTGCGGATATCACCCCAATTCCCAGACCGGATAACCTGAGTTTTTGTATTATACCAACCCATGGCACCTTTTTTGCCTAATCGTCCGGATTTCACTCTTTGGTCGAATAAATTATTAATAGTATCAATAATTTCTTTTCGTGACACATTGCGCCCAAGGTCTTTTACTTCACCGGCCCCTCTCCCCTCAGCCTGTTCTAATGGGTTCATACTGTATTGTAAATTGCTATCTACAACATTAGATTTTTTTACACCTTTACTTTCCAAATAGCGGTTTGCCATTGCTTCGTTACCGTCAAATGCTTTTACAACTGCATCGTGTACTTGCTCATGCGTTGCATGATCTAGTAATTGGCTAGGCTGCTTAGCATATTGACTCATGCCACCTTCTGCCGGTTCCGCTTGTAACATTTTAAGTTCTTGCGTATCGGTGATTAATTCGGCAGCACGATCACGGCGAACTGTTTCCATATATTCATGGTTCAAACTTTCAACCGGTACGTCTAGGATTTCAGATAATCTTGCCTTAACCGCATCAAGTTCCGTTTTAGGAATATCCGGCTTAGTTGCTTTGTTTAAATCTTTCAAGATTTCTGTATTAGAATGAACTTTATTTTCTAATTCGGTCAATCGTGTTTCAGATGCATCATTTTTAACAACGTCTTTTAACTCGTTGACGATTGTTTCACGTGCTTTTAGTGGTAATTCATCAATCGCATTTTTCAAACTTACGTTTGGTGCATCTTCTTCATAACGAAATCTACTATTTGCATCATTTTCAAGTGCTTTTTCTTCAAATTTAGGCTTTTCGCCTTCTACAAAGTCAGTATTTATGCGGTCTTTCGGCTGAAATTCGTTTATTTCGCCTGTACGAGCCGTTTCTCCCTCGCCTTGATAGTTTATACCTAAATCATCGTTTTTAACCGATTTCTTTTCGGTATTTTCAACGAAACTGTTTAAATTTGTGTGCGGTTCTTCTCCTTTTACTGCATCACGTTCTATGAACTCATCTCTAAATGGTTCTTCATGTGATACTCTGTTAGGGTCTAGGCTACTATCTTTAAATGATGTATCACGTGGCCCATTTTCGTATCTCCCATAATTGCCTTTAAATGTATCTTCCGCAATTTCCGCACGAACATTATCACGTGCAACTGCTGGGTCTGGTCTTTCATAATATTCACGAATGATTTTTGCCATTTCCGCCGGTGTTGCATCTGGTCTAGCACGCATTTCTTTTAATGCGGCGCTTTCGGTGTTGTGCAATTCCCATACACTGAAATCGACTTGCGTTCTCCAGTCCCACGGATCTAATCCACGATTTTCTGCGAATTTCAATAAACCATTTTCGCCGTTAAGTCTATCACCAGTAAATTGAACCAAACCACGGGAACCGTAGCCGTCGCCACTTGTAACAGTTGTGCTAAAACTACTTTCGGCGCCGATATTACCAGTCATGGCAGCCGCTTCAACGTCGCTTAAACCATTCTGACGATATCGGTTATATATATCCGCTTGGATATTACCGGTTTCACCTTCCATAGGTTGACCACTTAAACCGCCTTCGGAGTATTCGCGCGGTTCTACTGTGTTAATTGGTTCTTCTGGTACTGGTACATCATCAAAGGCATTATACATAACGCCCTCTTCAAGTTTTGGCGCATCTTTTGTGAAACGTTCGCCAATATCTTCAAAGGCATTAGATGCTTTTTCTTTGATGTGTTCCGTTGCACGTCCTACATGCTCACCGATTGCACCGCTTACCTTCTTAGGTGTTGCCCCGTGTATCATGGCAGCCGGTAAAAACACATCGCCCCATAAGTTAGTAGGGTTCATGGCTATATTTTTAGCGAATTCCCCCGGGGCGTCAATTAAGCGTTCTACTGGCTCGGCCACAGGGTCTACTAAAAGATTTTTCGCCGTAGCAACATATTTATTCCCTAAAAATCCGTCTGGTGCCGTTCCGTCGTTTTCTGCGGTTGCATTGGCGTTATACATATCAACCGTATCACTTGCAATCGTAGGAGCGGCAAGTACGCCGGCAGCTATTCGCACCGGTGGTGGAACATACGGAGTAATTGCTAGATATCCAGCCGGTTTACCAACTGCGGCATTATAGGTTTCTACGTGCGCTTTACCTAACCCCGGCGTAGCGTATTCGTCGATAAACTCCCCATTATCATCAAATTTAGAAAAGTGGCCGCCATTAGCATCAATCGCATTGGCAGCACTTTTAGAATACTCATTACCTAGATTGTTTGCTTTGTTTACTACATCATCTTTCCAATCGGTTAACGTATTGCCTACATTGTCGTTAATTTCTTTGCCGGTTTTATCAATCCATTCAATATTGTTTTTAACGCCATTAGCTACATATTCGGCATTATTTTTAACGCTATCCCAAAACGTAGGCTTGGGCGCGTTGCCTACGTCATAACCGTATTCGGTTGTTATATCTTCAAAGGCGTTACCGTTTCCAGCTGCCTTGCCGTATTGGCTTGTAATATCATCAAACGCACCCATAGTCTACCCCTTTATATTTAATAAGACTTTAACCACGATTTATATTGACCATATCCGGCCGCATCAAGTTCCGCTGCAATCTGATCATCACTCCAGCCTTGCGCTGAAAGTTCATTCATTCGCTTAGAAATTGCTGCTTGTTCTTCACTTGAATAAGTCGGCTGCCGTTTAACTGTTGGCGTTCCAGCAGCACCACCGCCAGCAGTAGGCGCACCACTTAACGCACTTTGTAATTGCCCGTAATAAGGGCTTTCATTTTCTGCCTTATCTGGGTTAGCTTTAACCCATGCGGTATGTTGTGCGGATAACGTACGTAATACTTGCGCATTATATCCGCTAGTTCCGGACTGTGTAGCCGTTGCCGGTTTAACGTGAGTACCTACATATTTCATGCTGCCGTCTGTGCCAACAATATACGTTTTACCGTCTGGCATAACTTTAATGTTTTTCGCCCCGAAATTACCGATATTTTTCATTTGGCCGTCCGGAGTCATTACAATAACTTGACCGTTCGCAAATTGTTTTGTTTCAACCTTGCCATAACCGCCCATATCTTGAATAGTACCGTCGCCCATGTTGTAACGTACAATATGGCCGTTTTGCGCACTACTAAATTTGTAATCCGGTTTATCAAGCGCCGCAATAGAATTCAAGTTATTCATATCAATAGTACCAGCACCAACTTTACCGGCTAGATAGTTATATCTTGCAACGGCTGGCGCCAACCCTTTAACCCGTTTTGTGTTATAGGTATCTACAACCGGGTTGCCGTCTTTATCCTGTGTAAATACAAGGCTATTCATGATTTGCTGGCGCATTGGTTCAAGCACTTTCTCTTGATATTCGTTGACTTGCTGCATGTACATATTATTAACGTCAGTTTGATATTGTTCGCTGGCTAAACCTTGCGCCGTCTTAAAATCAAAACCGGCTTTAACTAGGGCCAACGTATTGGCCCCTAGTTGTTTACGTGCTTCGCTTGTTACGCTTGCTTTATCTGGTATAGAGTATTGGCCCGGCGCTTTATCCGCATCGGCGTTACCATTTACGGCCGAATTGGGCGCCCCATGAAAAGGTACGTTCGCCCGTTGTTGCATCATTTCTTGATATGATTGCGGTACCCCTGTATTAATACCAGTATTATTTAGATTTTGAAAATTCCATAACCCTGTGTTTTGTTGCGGTTGTGCTGGCGTTGCTGGCATTTGTGGTGCTTGCGCTGCCTGTGCTTGCAACTGCTTTTGTAACGTAGGACTTGGCTCATTCATATAAGCGTTAAAGCGCTGATCCGTAACCGGATTACTTGGTGCATCTGTATTAGCTTGCATCGGTTGTGCTGGTGCAGCTGGATTTTGACCGCCCCATAATCCGATATTATTCTTTTGCATCAAGTTATTGGCGAACGTGTTATTAGAATTAGACAATAACTGATTAATTTGGCCGGCGCTATTAGGTTGTTGCATACCCATTCCAGCCATGCGGTTATTATTATCCATAACTTGTAGCGCGTTCGGGTCTTGTTCCCCGCCAGCGCCACCACCGCCACCGCCTAACATTGCTTGATAGCCTTTAGCCATTTTATTATTCTGTAACGCCCCTAAACGGTGAGAGAAATATTGACCGGCTAATTCACCCAACGCCGCCCATGGTTCAAAGTCTTTAACGTAGATAACGCCCATTGTGTTATTCCTCTACTTTCTTGTCTTCTTCTGTTGCTTCCTCTACTGGTTCATCTTTCTTGCTGGATTTTTTAGTTGTTTTTTTAGCTGGCTTTTCTTCCGGTGTTTCTTCCGCTGCATCTGCAATAGCTTTCAATTCGTCTTCATTGATACCTTCCGCCATAATGCCGTTAGCATAGAATAAATTATCGCCAGTACATTGCAATTCGTACACGTGTTCAGTATTGCCAGTTACTTCGCTGAGTGTAACCGGTTCATAAGCATTAACCGTCATAATAACTTCGCCAACTACCAATTCACTAACTAATTTCAAACCTTCCGGAGTTAATACCTTTTCCGTGCCTGTAGTTGTTACGCCAAAGGATACAGTTTCAAGGCGATGTGTTTCTTTTTCGCCCATATCATGCAATGCAATTACATCATTAACCGCACCCAACGTGATAACAGTATCACCATTTACAAACGTTTCAATAACCTTGCCACCTTCTGGGGTTGCAATTTCAGTACCCGCTACAAAACAAAAACCTTTCATAAGTCCTCCAAAGAAACCGCCAGAACCTTGCTTAACCATTGTTTGTGCTGGTTGTGCTAGTCCATAGCGTAATGACATAAATCTGTTAAGTAAATCTTCTTGATCCGCGTTATTTAACTGGCTCATAGAGTAGTAATCTTTTGCCGGTTGAATTGCCGCGCTTTGTGTTGTTGCGCCTGTATTAATAGGGTTTTGCGCTAACCCTTCGCGTTGACCGATAAGGCCCGCCGAAGTACCGGCATTATTCATTTGATTTGTATACCCTTGATTTAACAAGTTAGCTTGGTTTACGATGCCGTTTTGTTGGTTGTTATAGGTATTACCCCAAAGGCCCATTTTAGCACCGATACCACTCAAACTATTGTTAAATGCTTGTGAATTAAGCGCCGCCGCTTGGTTCAAATCATTTGCATATTGTGCCGCAAGTGTATTTGATGCGTTCTTGCTAATATCGTTCAATGCATTATCTGTGATTGAAGAATTAACAATGCCGCGACTTGCTAAGCCAGAAACCGCATTACCTACCGTAGCCTGTAAATCATTATTTAACGCTTGCCGTCTAGCATCTGCATAAGCCGTAGGAAGTTGTCCGTTTGTAATGCTATCCATTGCGTTTTGATTTTTGAGCAATGCGCCGTTGTATTCATTCGCTAGTTGCCCCGCTCCATTGTTCATAGCATCAACGCTGGCCCCTAACTGATTAGCATATCTTGTATTATCCGTTAAGTTCTTGGCGCCGGCCGTTGCCACTTGATTTTGCAATGATGCTAGTGCATTTTGGTTATCTTTGTTAGTCCCCAAATATGCATTGTACATTTGCTGATATTGCGGACTAACTACATTATTTAAGGCTCTATCGCCCATGCCTTGTAAGGTATTGGCGCTTTGATTGGTTTTGTTTATCCAATTCATTTGGCCTTGTAGCATTTGCTTTTCTTCGGGGCCTGCCGGTGGTAGGTTAGCACCTATGCTTTGTACCTTCGATTTTTTACCGCCCCCAAATAATTGCAAGTCAAAAGTGAACATGCTTTTCCTTTCTACAAAGTCGCTTCAAGGTGTTTTCGCACCGTTTTCAACACTTTGTAATTAAACCCATTATAGGAATAGTCCATAGTTGGAACACGTTCCATGTTCCACTTTTTAATAAAACCGCGCACGCTGCGGTGTGTTGCCGTTACAATTACATCAAGATCATTCAACTTCATTACTTCAACAATGTATTTACCTATTACCTTCATATCACCGTATGTTTGCCAGATAGTAAAATATCGTTCGCCTTCATGTTCGTTGATAGTCCAGAATAGAAAACCAGCATTAGGGAACCATTTAAAGTAGTAATTATATTTATCTTTGTAATTGTTGTTTTCATCGAAATAAAAACCACTTAGACTGACTCTTTCGCCTGTGCGCCGCTCATAATCTTTTATCATATGTTCAAGGCTATCAAGCTGCATTGTTATTCCCCTATTCGTTCAATTATTACTTTATTCCAATTATTACCGGCTACGACGTGGTTATTAAATGAACCACTTATTGAACATTCTAAACGCTTGTTATTAGTAGAACCCGGAAAACTGATTGATACGGTTCTATTCCCGCTATCATTAACATTGATATTCCAGCTTCTTTTATTGCTGCCGTCAAGCGTTATACCATACTGACCTTTAGGGAAAAACAAAGTTGTACTGTATGCGCTTGTATCACTTGCACGGCGTTCCCAATAGTACCGCGTAAATTCTACCGCATCATACTGGATAGAATACGTCCGCCCGTTTATTTCGATTTTTAACGGTGTTGCATCGGTTCCATATCGTGCGTAGTAATCAACGCCGTTATATGTTACTGGTACCGATTTACCATTTGTTACGGATTTATTTGTGTTAAGTCCGAAACGGTATGTTTGGCCGTTCTTTTCTAGTACTAGATTAGGCATTATTCTACCCTCAATTTAGCGCCGTTAGGGAACTCTAAATTGCCAGCTAAATCAAATGTTGCTAACGACTTCCACGCTCCGGGATTATTCACGCGCTCCATAGCACGAACATAAATTCTATCAGAATTTGAGAACAATATTTCATACCCTAGCACTCGTTCATCACTAACCTTCCAAGGAAGTGCAATTCCGGTTCCCCAGTACGAATTGCTTCCAATTTTATATCCACTAACTTCACCAATAAAAAAGCCAGAATAATTAGTCTTTGTATTTCCGTAGTAATCTAAATCAAGATCCTTACCGTACCTCAACCCTGTAATGATTAAATCACCGGTCATGGTATCACCGGACTTTTTAACATTTTGCGTTGCGATGTTTGCCGTATCCGCATTTGCTGCGTGTTTGGCTTCGTCTGCATTCGTTGCATGTTTAGCTTCGTTTACAGTATCCGTTTTTTTGTAATAGGTTTCACCTAGTCCGTTTATAGTATCGGTAATGGTTTTTAATGTACGTGTTGGATTGCTAGTAAAGTTTTCATCACCAGCTATCTTTTTAATAGCTTCTGCCATTTTGTTAAGAATGTCTGTAATTAAGTAGTCTTTACCGTCTACTGTACGTTTGCCAATTACCGCATCAGTTGCCGTATTTAAGTATGGATCATAATACTTAATTGACTTAACACGTGTTGCATCTGTTACGGCGATTGCGACCACTACACGTAGAATGTTTTTCCAGTACGTGCCTGTGTACACATTCATTTTTTCGCTTGTAGTATTGTAGTACATTTTATCTGTTGCCGCTTCCGGTGCATTTGGTTGCCGTAACGGTTCTAGTGTTGTACTACCATAACTTAGGCCGCCAGATGCGGAACGTTCAACATACAAATATGATGTACTGTTGGCCGGCAAACTCCACGCACTTTGCTTGCGGTTAATAGTTTGAATATAATCAACCGCGCCGTAATCGTTGAAGCCGTCAGCGAATGAAACAAGAACAGGCGTTTGACTTCCGTCAATCATCACACTTAGATTATCGCCGGTTAAAAAGGCGAATTCACCATTACTTACTTTGCCACTTAACACGCGATTGCGTAGGCCACCGCCACCGCCACCGCCACCGCCACCGGATTTTAACTCCATTGCTTGTGCGATGTTCAATAATTCGTTCCGGTTTTTCTGTATGCTTTCCGGAACTGTATCACCCTGTGGCGTAATATCCAAAGGGTATTTTTCTTTATAAGCCATTATTAAACCTCTTCATATGTATAATCTAGTTGGCGTAATGAAATAGCGCCCTTTTGAACATTGATTTTGAATTGTACATTACGGTTAGCACCGCCACCGATTTTATAAGCCTTTGTATACTCGTTGACATTCATCAATGCTTTATAATCATAGGTTTTAAAGTTCGCATAGTAGGTTTTAACCGCTTTACTAGCGAATTCAATTGGTTTAGGTTTCTTATTAGAAATGCCAATCGTGCCGTATCCGGGTATTAGGTTATGCGTTACAAAGTTATAATTCATAATTAGTATGAATTGCCTTGTTGCTAACCTATTACCGCTAACTATAGACGTTTGAATTTGTACGTTATCATCGGTATCTATAGTTTCGTCAAGAATACCAATCTTATTGCCGTAGGCTATGTATACTTCTTTATCTACGCTCACAGCATCATTGATGTTGTGTGTGAATTTTCTTGATGTAAACACACCTCGACCGTCCTCATACCGTGGCAAATAATGATAAATGAATATCGTATCGCCGTTATACGGTTTAATCCACATTTGCTTACGGCTGGATATATGCCATACATCACAATCTTTTGTAATGTACTTCAATAGATATGAGTTGATATTCAATCCGGTTTCAAATGGCTGAATTTCTGCATAAGTATTAGTAGGCATAAAAGACATAAAGCCTTGATTACCTAGATAATAGCTACGATCATCAATGCTTATCGTCGCACCGCTACAATACCCAGTAGAGGATAACGGATATACCGTTAAATTCCGTGCATCTGGTGTGCCAACAACTTGATATACACGTCCATATTCCTTATATACGATAATCGCACGTGATAAGAAATCAACCGCAATAATGCTGCCTTGGTCTTTATAGCCAACGTCCACATATTGCGCACTAGATGCATCGTTATTGTTGTGAGTCCATGCGTTATAGTCGCCTACTGCCGACCAGTTCAACCGATGCGAATGAGTCGATGCAATCAGTACACGCCCAGAATGACTGGATACTATATCACACACAGGACTTTCGATAGTAGCCAATTTACCAGCACCGGAGATAACTTGTAATTTATCACCACTGGCAACAAGAATATCACCGCCAAATGCGTGATACTTCGGCTTATTTGTACCGTTTAGCACCCCCAACAATTTATTTGTATTGAAATCAGTTTCATATAAATTGCGGCCACTAGAAAAGTACCACTTATTGCGGTAGACATCATAATACAACGTTTCTACTGGTAGTCCGAAATCATACAATACACGAACCCCCGGAACAGTACGCAAGGCGTTATCAGTTCTATCAAACTCACATTGTCTAGCCTGTGTTAAGGCTTGAATATCAATGTTTTCCGGAGGGTTCGACCAATCAAGGCCCAATCGGAAGCCGTTTGTTATTGCTACCTGTTTAACGCCCATTATGTGATACCTCGTGCCGTTTTGATTTGTTCTGTGATGTAATCGATGAAGGTCTTATCATAAGCAGCATAATCAGTCATAAGTGATTTCTTCTTCACCATAAAGGATATAAGCTGCACTAGATATTGATGAAAAAATTCGGAAAACGGAATAGTATCGTCTAAATCATCAATGTGATTTTTTCTTACGCTATAAAACACTTGATTAACCGTTTCACCGTCATAGGTTTCGAATGTTCCGTTTATGATGCGGATAGGATAGCCAGTTTTAGGAACGAACCCCATAAAATCGGAAGGAACCGCCCTTTTATCCTGTATATCCATATTCTTAACTACTTCACGGTCTTTAATACTAACTAGGATAGTCGTTAGCCAGTCAATCGCTGCGTTAATGTACTGGATATATTCTAGTTGTTCATCAAGGATTTCGTTTGACTCTACATTAACGAGAGTAATCAATTCGCTTACTACCATAATTCCAGTATCCTTCCGCAATTACACTATCATTGTTACCTAACCCATTATTAATTGATTGCAACGCACTAACCATATTTGCTGAAATTCCAGAAATATCAAGGTTCATAACCCTATATACGATATAGTCAACTAATAATGTTTCAAGTTCCGCTGGTAGTCCGCTTTCATCTTCGAGCATCTTATAACCAGCAGTCTTTATATAATCAACGGTGATTTTTTGCTCTTTGTCCGCATCAAATACTACCGTTTGTAAATTCAATACTTGGTACCCTTGCACTTCCGTATCGTCTGCCTTGACATTTAATATGCTGATGCATTGAAACGGCAATGTGATCCGTCCACGTCCAGTACCTTCAAACGTGCCTGTTGCAAGGCTCGGGCAATATTGACCGATTAGGGCATTTAATAAGTGATTGCCTTCGTTGTAATACTCCAATAAGTAATACGGAGTATATTGTTCTTGCGAGGTATCGCCTATTTGCATGAACGCCCTATTGATAATGTGTTTTACGTTCATATTCACCCCATATAAGAATAAAGGCGGGTGTTACCCCGCCTATCATATTTACGCTTCCACTACGCCACCAGTCATAACATTGATTACGCCGTAATCTTTGCTATTGAATTTGGACTTTTCAATCGCACCGTAGAAAGCGATGCCGTTACCTTCTACGTTGCCGTAGTCGTCCACTTGTTTGATGTGTTTCGCCGGACGAGATACTGCAAAGCATGCCGCTTGTTTACCCAACAACAAGTTATGACATACGTTAGCACTAGATGCACCTGTTTTGTCATTTAATACGCGTTCGTATTCGTACAAAATAACGCCGTCATATTCGCCTAATGCACCTGTGAAAATAGGGTTTTTAGAACCACGAACGTTAGCGTTTTGTTGTGCTGCAAGCCACTTAGCATCATCTTTCAAATCACGTGCCGCCCAAGGAGAAACTAACATAATGAATTTGTCCATACCGTCAACTTTAATAGGTTGTACTTTAGGGCCGTGCATTTGTGCTTTACGTTTAGCACGAGAAATGAGTGTAGTAGTCAATTTATCGTTAGCCGTAATAGATGCTTGCGTACCGGCAGAAGATGCATAAAGTGTTTCACCAGATGTAGGAGATGCGGAAAGCTTAGCGATTAACTTGTTATCTTGCCAATCTGCGAGCCACTGTTTTAACGCACCTTTGATTTCTTTTAGCATATCGTATTGTGTTTTTTGGTCGTCCGCTTCATAGCGAGAAACCGCATTACGTACTAATTGAGTTTGTACGGTGAAATCATAGATATTCAACGTTTCTTCGTTACCAGTCAATGTCGCACGGTTACCTTCAACACCGGCACCGCTTAAATTCATCATTAAGCCGAATGTAACTGCATCACCTTTTACGCCTTCTAAATCTTTGTTTTTATGTACAACGTTAGAGCCATCAAGTGCGGTGAATTTATCGAAGAAAGACTCTTTTAATCCTTCATGCCACACTTTTTTAGTCCAAATCTTAGGGACTAACGCCGCTGGGATAGTAACTTGATTTCTTTGTTCTGCCATATATTACCTCTTATAATTCGTCAAAATATTTGCGTACATCGTCCGGCAATGCATCAAGATTGCCTGTGTCATACGCTTTTAAAATATCTTCTTCCGTTACCTTGTTAGGTGTAGGAACGCCACCATTGAGTGCGCCAGCCTTAGGCAATGTCGCCGCTACTTCTAGTGGGTTGTTTGGTACTTCGGTACTTGTCGCCCGTTCATTTTGCAATTCATCAACAAATTTTCTAATGGTTTCAAAATCGGCTTCTGTACCTTCGCCCTGATCAACACGATAAAATGCATCATTAATCGGTTGTGCATCACGCATCATCATTCCGTTTAACTTGTCTAAACCGCGTTGATACAACTCGTTAAAGTTTGGTAGCGATTTAATTTCATTCACAAAATTTACGTTTTTTTGCCGTTGTTGATGTACTGCAATTTGCTGATTGGTGATTGCGTATTCTGCATTAGCTTCAAAACGAATAAATTCGTTGTACTTTTCAGCATCTTCATACATCAAACCTTCTAAATCTTCCGCCGTCATATTGAAACGTTTTAACGCTTCACGGCGTACGAAGTCGCGAATATTTGATACTTCTTCTTGCGGTAACTCAATTGGTTTTTGTTGCGCTTCGAATTGTCTAGCACGTTCTTCCGCTGCTTTACGTCTTGCGCGTTCCTGTGCAAGTGCCGCTTTTAAGTTCTGATCGTTCGCATGCGTTTCTTCTTCCGTTTCACCTTCGTTAGTATTCGGCGTTTCTGTTTCTACTTCCGCATCATTCGCATCACTTTCCGGTGTTTCAGTAGAGGGAACATCGTTTGCACCTTCCTGTGTATTCGTTTCTTCGGTTGTATCTTCCAGTTCTACGCCTGCGTTTTCTAAATCTTCTGGAGTGAAACCAGCTTCTTCGATGTTTACTAAATCTTTTTCCATATCAAATACTCCTTTGCCTTTTTACGTCATTGCTGGACGAATATAAGAATATGACAGTTTAACGCCGTTGTCGGGCGAATGTATAAGTGCAAGTAGTTTAACGCCATTGCTTAGGGCGAAATATAAAAAACGCCCCATATAGGAGCGTTTTATTATTGTGTTGATAGTTTATATTACATACCGCCCAAATCGTTCACAGGCGGTAAAATTTGCGGTGCATTTTGAATGTTTTGTTGTCTACCTTTCAAGGCTAACCGTTCCGCCATAATTTGTTGCGGCGAAATTTCAACGCCTAGCGTTTGTAAGTACATGCTTAATGCTTCTGCTGGCATATCATCTAGGCTGCCGCTAACACGCAATTCTGGCATAGCTGGCTTTTCTGCCGCTTGCTGAATACGCTTCTTGACGGCTTCTTTTTCTGGGAAGTCCATGAAATCAAGGATAATATCCATAGGAATATCAACACCACTTTTCTTAGCTTCTAATAATTGATATAGGTTAGCTTTACGAGCCGTTGCGCTTGCTTGGCTGGTGCTAATCACAATATCAAAATCAAAGCAGCTTAAATCATATAAAACTTGCTTAATCGGATTACCTTCCGCATCGGTCTGTGGCTGGCCTAGTGCATCGGTTAAAATCTGTTCTTGCATAGGTTGATTTAAACCCGGTGCAATTTGTACAAATTCCTTCTTGCCGTCGTCGCCCAAAATTCGCATCGCCTTTTCTTGGTTATAGAACTGCGGAATTAAACCCGGAGCGTTTTTCTCGCCCCATAGCAATTTGACAATTTGTAACTCCGCTTCTTTTGTCTGTGCGAATATATCCGCCGTTTGTACGGTTGTTACAGATTGCCGCAAGTCGATTGCCTTGCCACTCATAGAACCAATACTACCGGAAAGGCTTTCCGGGGTTATACCGCTGATTGAATAAAAGTCGTTGTCCGCTTGTTGTTCCAAAGTTAGATTAATAGCGCTATCCATTGACGGCGTACCGTCTTGGAATGTAACACCCGGCTTCAAGAATATATTTGCTCCCGGTGTTGTGCTTTTCTTTTCGATTATTTTCTTATCGTGTTCATCTATTTGGCCTTGCCAGAATCTCACACCTAAAGACTGTTGATTAACAACATGCATTCGTTGGCTTCGGTTTTTATTCTTTTCACGTTGCGCATCTTTAAGATCACGCACAACGCCGGCTGGTTCTAGTTCATCATCTATTAATTCACCCGTATAGTAACAATATTCACGCACTAGCGGGAATTTACCGTGCTTATAAGGACTTTCGCCCTCTTCTAACAGCACACTATCGGAGAATGTTGCATATCTGATTTTAGTATCTGGTATGCTAGTAGGTTTCTTTCCTGTAGCCAGTAACACAACAAATAGCGGGTTGTTTTCATCAATTAACCCCTCTTTTGTCATGTATACGTTCTTTTTGCTGTATTCCTTGTACCAGTATTGAACTACACGAACTTTTTTATACTTTTCGTTATACCACAACGCTTCACCGTTAATGGTTTCAATCGCACCGGCTTCTAGTTCTGTATCGTCATATTTATGACTCAACATATCAATTTCATTAGCTTTATCCGGATATACCTGTTTTAGCTTTCTTGTGCTTTCCCAACTATACCGGCCAACGAATTGAGCATCGCTTAGGTTTTCTTCTGTGCTTTCCGGATCAATGAACACATCAAAAGGAGAAACACGGTCGATTTTAATTGCACCGTCTAATTTTTGGTAATCAAATTCATAGCTTACCCAGTAATTGGCTAAACCGCAAATAATCTTATCGCGGAAACATTTCCCTTTATTGCGTTGATAGTGCGCGCGGTCTAAACAGTACTTTGTAATACCTTTCGCAACGCGGCTTATTCTATCATCTTCTTCGGAGCGCGGTAAGAAGTCCGGTTCTGTTTCGTTTTGTGATGCATAACCGCACAACAGATTAACAGTTGCCCGTATTCTATTGATTGTAATCACAGGGCGACCAGCTTCACGCATCTTTTTCAAGTCAGCATCTTCCCATTGCTTCCCCTGCATAAATGCATAATCTTCGGCAGCATTTTGCCGCCAGTTCGATGTAGCACTCAATGCGCTTTTAACGTTTGCTTTCGCTTCGTATATATCAAATGTTTGTTCTATATCCATTATTCCACCATTTCAGAACCATATATCATATCGTACATTTGCTCTATTTGCCATTGTGGCATGGCTCGTGCAAATTCTGCCAATTCCGCATCAGTGTATTTTGCCGGAATAATAACGCCCTTTTCTTCTCGTTCGCCGTATTCTGACTTTAACACCTTATAGGCGTAATCTCGTAACGCCTTTTCACTCATACGCCCCATGCAGTAACTTCCCCTTCTGTATCATCATCGTACCTGTAACCGTCATTAAATGGTTTATCCGGTTTAACTGATTTAACTGGTCTTGCCATACACATATAACGCACCGCATCATATGCATGATCTTCTTGTTTTGTATCCACATCTTCGACTTTGATTTTGTCATATGTTAAAGCTGGTAACGTGCGTATTAGATGTACGCAATTACTAAATATCTTTAACTTACCTTCTTTTAATCGTTGATGCACTTGCATAAGTCCGGCCAATCTATCATTATCAGCACGTACCCAATACACGCCTTCCGTTGCGAATATTTCCGCAATCGTTGGCCCGTCATGGCCTGTTCGTTGCCATATCGCTGGGTCTGCTACGCCTTGATAGTCTTTCAAGTGTTCTATCTTTTGTGCTACTTCCCGCGCGGTTTCCTGTGTACCAGTATCCGGCATGCCCGGCTTGCAACCGTAATATTCACCAGTAATATATAAAACGTCGTCATAATCAACCGCATAAGAATATACTGCATATGGTTTCGTATACCCCCAGTCCATTGAACGATACCGTTGCCAATGATGCGGTATTTCAAACGGTTCTATTACGTGCTTATCGGTTCTGAATTCCGTGAATACTTGACCTTCAAATATATTCCAGTCGCCGTCTAAGTATGCTTTACGTAGTTTTTCCGGCAAGGTATTCAATGCATCTATATAAGACTGTGATAGATGCGGGTTATCGCTTGCCCTTGCTTGGATATATGCAATCTTATCGGCGAACGGTTGCATTTCCTTTGTAAAGTTTCTATCAATGAATAAGTCTTTAACCCACATATGGCCCTTGCCGCCCGGGTTAGTTGCTGCGATTAATTTCGTATCAGTTATACCAGTCCAGCGGAGCCGCATGCGCAAAAAGTCGAACACGTCGCGACTATTCAAGGTTAACTCATCAATAGCAATAGCAGCGAATTCGCTAGATAAGTATTTACTTGGCTTATCAAGATTACGGAAACATATCACGCCGCCGCCTAATTCATCATTCAATGTGAATTCATGATTGCTTTCCTTATAGCTTCCTAACCATTCTGGAAACTCCATTTTGATTTTGGATATTTGACGATCATCTAAACTTGGATAATCTTCACAAAACAACCCAACGCGTATGCCTTTAATTCCTGTTTTGATGAACCAATCAATTAAAAGCCAAACTAAACCCCAGCGGAGTATATACGATTTACCGCCACCAGCAGCGCCGCCATATAGTGTATATATATTTTGCTTAACTGCCCTTAAAAATTCCTTTTGTTTTGGTGTTGGCCGTATCACATCGCGAAACAGATTTGTTTTACTCATCTGTATCACTCAATTCGTTATTATCAATAACCAACTTAACGGCGCTTTCGGTTGTGATTTCCTGTTGTATCTTATCGCGCCATTCTTTGGAACGTCGATTTTTAAGCCAGAAAATCATGGCCGTTGTATTTCCTTCAAGTGCTGCTTTATAGAGTGCATTTTCAACTTGTATGTCTGCTTCGTCCTTTCCTATTTTTAGGGCGTTCGATATTTTGGGCGACTTCTTACGCCATTCCCATAAGGTAGAAACAACAATATCCATATTGCTTGCAATCTGTTCATTTGTTAAACCATTACGCGCCCAGCCTTGTAAAAGCAAAATCTTTTCTTCTGCTTCCCAATCTTTATATGTAGTTTTCGCCATTGTTTCACCCCCTATCGTAGTATGTTGTTATCTTTGTTTTTCATTCTTCCGTGTGATCGTTGGCATATTCCCGCATGTTGCTTAGATGCGTGTTGGCTAGTGCAATATGTTTGGCATAATCCGTTGTAATATATTTCGTTGGCTATACATTTACCGCCTTTGTTATTAAGACATTTTGACTTTGTACATATTATATTCACTAGCTTTTCACCACCTTCACAAAACTTTTTGAAAAATTTTTAATTTCCCTATTGACTACTTGCGAAAACGCAAGTATAATAAAGCCATAAGATACATCAGAAAACGCAAGTATTCAAAAAGGAGAATTTAAAATGCTAACACTTAAAGATGTAAACACAAACAAAACATGGAAATTTGAAAACAAAACAGATGTTTCCGATTTCATCAGTACAATGAGTTTCGGTTTTGAATGGCAATTAATCGACAATAACACAAACGAAGTTATTGCTTGCCACTACTACGAATAACAAAACAAAGGCGGTAGGATAACCACCACCGCCAATTACTTAACCAAAAGGAGAATAAAACAATGCAAATGACTATTCAAGAAATTAAAAACGCGATCAGATACAACAAATTAAACAGTATCGAAACATTACAAGCAGCATATACCGGAATTAAATATAATAACGACGGTATAATTCAAACACTAGGCTATTACGATTTAAGCAACATTGTTATGATGCTTCGTTATATCGCTGAAAAATGCGAATTGCTTCGCCGCCGTACTAATTCGATATATGATGCACTTGCCGCTTTTAATCTACGGGAAACAATATTCAATACCGTAGATGAGTATCAGAAGGAAATGAATAATCAAATACGCCAAATATTAGCCGCTAGAAAATAGCGGCTTTTTTAATTACTCAAAACCGAACACGCCACAATGGATATGACATGGAAACAATCGGGTTATTTTGGTCTAAAACCTTTACATAAAAAATGCAGCATGTTCAGTTTTCAATAATCAAATGTTACTTTTATACAAAAAATGAGATATATCGCCGTGGATATACCTCATATTCTGATATTTTTATTCAATTTGTTTGTATGTTCTATACAATACCGGCAATCTATGAAATCGTACAAGTAGTTTTGATATTAGGAGTACATATTTAACAAGGATTGTATGGCATGTGTTCGTTGAAAGGAATTTTTGGTGCCGGTACTGTATACAACACGCAAGGGGAACGGCCCAAAGTTCCCCATGTGTTGTATGCATCTAATAGGAGAATTAACATCAATGGCTTTTAAGCATCATATGACAATATAATTATACTATATATGGCGTTTCCGCCGGTTTCCGATATAGTCCGATTTAGTCCGACTTATACCGATTTAGCGGTATACATGCACGCGTAATATGTATGGTGTAAATAATACCCTACTTGTACAAGGCCAGCCGTTTTTAGTTCTGCTGCTTGCGACTTTTCTAGGTCTGTAAAATACCGCGCATGCTTGGCGCTTTTGCCGTCGATGTATTCGCGCAATAATAAAATATTTGTTTTCCCTTTGGTGCATGTGTTGATGATATCCGCCGCGGTTTCCCGTTCATCAATCAATGCGCCTATTTCTTTGTGTACGGCATCGCGCTTGCTTTCAAGTCTTACAATTTGTTGTTCTAGTCCGCCCGGTGTTCCGCCACCCGTTAGGCGTTCTTTGGAATAGTCCACGGCGCCTATTGTTGTAATATCACTTTGTAAATGCTTTAGATCTTCTTTCAATGAATTAATCTTCATTGTGATTAATTTAATCGGTTCTAGGAATTCCTTGCCTATCTCTCTATATTCTTTATCCGTCATATTTCCCCCGTATGGTTCATTATCGTAAATTCTTAACCGTTTCCCCTAACATGTTTAAATAGTCCTGTAAATTTACTTTGATAGCATCGTTTACAAGCTGGATATTATCAGTTGTTACATAATGCGCCAGAAGTATTTTATACATCGCATCTTTTGTAGGAATTAATACAACGGCCATGCCACTAATTGCAAACGCTACAAACAATATTGCAACTTTTGATTTATTCGCGCGTATGCCTTCCCTTGCCTGTTCGTCAATGATATATAAGGCGCCAAACGCGCATACCCCAAACGCTGACGTGATAAAAATAAGATTATTAACTACGTCAATATTATGTAGTACCTCAATCAAGTACAAATACATCGGATCAATAATAGGCATTACACATTTCCCCTTTCTAACCGCATAATGTGGAAGCAAATAATACAAGTAAACTTATTGTTATTACCCCTGTTGCAAATTCCCCGAAATCTTCCTTTGTGTAACTACAACAAACTAGCAATATTTGTAATACAACCATCAGCGAAAACAGAAAACTTTGATAATTTGACATGCTCACCTCTTATAAAGGGGCGTTTATCTTGCCCCTTATCCACTACATCGTAAATACTGATATTAATTTAATTAATGCTATCACTAGCGAAAACACCAATGCAGCATCAAATAACAATTTAATCATGGTTATTTACCTGTGCTGCCAATACCACCGGCACCGCGCACCGTTTCGGTTAATTCATCAACTTCTAACAACTTTAATGCGCCAACCGGTACAAGAATACCTTGTAATAATCTATCGCCTTTTTGAATTAAATACGCATCATCACTGGTGTTCTTGAATATACCTTTGATTTCCCCTCGGTAATCTGCATCAATTACACCGAACGAATTCGGAATAACTAACGGAGTTTTACTCATACTAGATCGTGGCGCCAACATTAACATATATCCTTTTGGAATTTCCATTGCTAGACCTAGCGTTACATATTGCGTTTGATGCGGTTCAATAGTTATGCTTTCCGGTTGATAAAAGTCCATTCCCGCAGCATCTTCGCTACCGATTTTAGGCAACAACACGCCATGTATAAACCGTTTAATCTTAATTGTGTTTTCTTTTTCACGACCAAATACAAACTTCTTTAACTTACAGATTAAACCCATTTAATATCCCCCTATTTTAAAAGTTGTTCTAATACGGCGTTTCGCCTGTCCATGATACGAATTTCTGCCCGTGGGTTTTCTTTATCAATACCGGCTATGCAGCTTTCACCATATGAACATATCCATTTATCATCATCGATCACACCGGCTTTTGTTAATATATCGCTAGTTGCTTGTAACAACCCAATTAAATCCGGCCAACTTCTTTTGTTAGGAAGATAATACTTGCATTCAACAACCACAATGCCCGGTACGTGTAATTTCTTTCCAGCCAGTTGCCATAAACAAGCATCTTCATAATTTTCGTATGCTTCCGACGGAATTATAATGCGTTTTCCATTCTTGAATACGATACGCCCGCTATTCTTTTTGGTTGCTGGGCGACCTTTGAATACTATGTCAATCACACCCATAGGGAACCACCGTTAATCTTTCCGCTAATTCAACTTCGTTGTAATTAATTTCTTCAATTCCAAATTCACCGCAATTACTGCTCCAGCTAGTTAACCCACCACCATAATAACGAACCTTACCATTTTTATAGCCAGCAAAATGCCTTTTTAATTTCATCACTTTAGTTTTTACAACTATCGGTGTATCAGTGGGAATCTTTTCCCATTCCACAATGCCCAATAAACTTGCAATAGAATAAGTTTTATTGTTGCCAGCGATGCCTAATAGTCTGCACGGAATGCGCGGAGTATGTTCCCGCACTTTAAAATGTCCACCGTTTTCGATAAAAGTAGGATTTACAAAATAGGCGTATACCCCGAATATTTTAATATCGCGATAACCTTCATCGTACATTTCCTGTAATAACCATTTCGCACCTTGCTTATTCATCATAATTCAATTCCCCTTTTATTAATAAACGCTTTATTTGTTCCTTGATATGATATAAACACAATTCCATTGTTCCGTTAAAATGTTGTAAATTTGCTTTTGAAATTACTTGTCTTAACCGTTTTTGTTTTTTACCGTTTGGAATACTATATTCAATCATGATGCAATAAGAATTTGCGTTTACCTTTGGTTTTAAAATTCTATTTCCAATAACAATGGTTAAAGCACTTGCAAATTGTTCATGCGTATATGTTAGATCATTTGCTTTTACAAGTTTCTTCATTTGCCACACCCTTTATTTTGATATTCAAACATTATTTCTGTTTTCGGCGCATTAATCATAACAATAATGCTATGATGTGCGGGCGATTTTGTATGTTCGCCCGTTTCACTTATGAATTTAATGCGCTTAGTTGGTACGTATACGCTTATATTAGTCTTGTTAAACAACTTATGCCGTTGTACCCCCCCCCCAGTGTATCTATAGGCAATACCAGTACACACGGGCGGCCCGTTTCGATACATCGCGCTATAATTTCATCTTTATTGCTATACGGCGGGTTAGTGATTAAATAATCAAACTCATATTCTTTCGTTAGAAAATCATTAATGCCATATATAGCTAATGGATCATAATCGCGCGTAACAATTTTTGTAAAATTGCTTTTATCTGTATCAAACGGCAATAAAATTTTATCGCCAACTTTCGGCGGGAATACATTAAGCATCGTTCTAACTGTTTCTATAGGCGTATACCACTCATCGCTTTTAGCGCCTTTTATTAATGCTTCTTTCATCGTTGCCTTCTTTCAAGATTTACCCTAGCCGCTAACAACCGTTTTCGCACCAAGCAAAACGATGCGCCACATTCTGATGCAATTTCCCGCAACGTCAAACCTTGTTTTCTTAAACTAATCAGCATGCTTGTATCAATATCATCACGGTTAGATTTTCTTTTAATTGCTTTTCTTAGTCCTAATACTGACAATGCTGCATCTGCGGTTTTTCCGCCGTATATGCAAGCACCTAACGCAAGCCAATTTCCTGTATATTCATTTATCAAAACATATCACCACTTAATATAGTGTTTATACTTGTTAGATCACTCATGCTCATCGCATCATTTTCACGCAACCACGCCAAACAATGTCGCCCATGTTTTAACCCGTCCGGCTTATTTCTAGGCCCCGGACTTGCATAAGTTACCGCTTCAACCCATTCACAATGTGCTTCGTATGTGTACCACGGATACATAAGGCAATAGGCTTTTATGTATTGTTGCTTGCGCTTCATTTGTATTAACTTCATATTGCATGCTCCTAATACCTTCATAGCGCCCCTATTTTAATCATTTCCATTAACCCGCCAGCAATCAATGCCGAAGCAATAGTTGATACAAATAATCCTAATACCGTATTTCCGGCAACATTGAATAAACCTAGCAACCATAACACCATAGAAACAATAAACGCAAAACCTAAAGCTTTTACTAATAGCACAAGCACTATATACACAAAAAGCGCAATATTTTTCATTTTTTTATCTCCTTATTTTCAAAAGGGTTTATAGTTTCAAAAATTACAAAAGATGTATTTTTATATCCGTTTCGTTCTTCCCATTCACGGAATACCTTTGTCAAATCTTTTCCCAATTCATCCATATGTTCTTGTTTTACATCGAATAAATAATCTTCCGACCATTCCGCTATTTCATCGTCCACATCGAAATCAACAACATTAGAAATAACCATGTCAGCGTCAACCGTTGGAACATAATAATATGGGTTACCAACTCTAATCATCGGAACTTCTTCCGCTGGATAAGTTTCTGCGAAATCTTTTACGGCATCTTCAACGCTTTTTTTAGGTTCACCTACAAAGCCTTTAAAACACCAACACCATTCATTCTCGTTTTTTACTAGCATTGTTACTCACTCCTTGTTTTCTATTGTGATTTCCACATCCCCATTTTTTAGTGTTGAAAACTTATATACCCCAAATTCTTCTCCATTCAAGTTTTTTATTCTTACTTTGTTGTTTGCATAGTGAGAGTTATCCATCAACTCTCGCATTAATTTCTCAACGCTTATTGCGTTTGATGTATCTACTTCTTCAAAGATCATATCGATAGATACATTTAGATATTTACACAAACTAGATAACGTATCATATCGAACCCCGTTTGAATGACCTCGTATTAATGCAGTTATAGTTGTTCTACTAATGCCAGTATCTCTTGCTAAGGTTGATACTTTTATTCCTCGTCTTTTTAATATGTTTCCCAAATTACAAACAATCATCTTTACTACCTCTTAAAACGGAACGTTTTCATCGTTACCTTTATCATCTGCAAAGCTATCAAAATTGCTTTCCGCTGCCATATCATTCAATGCGGATAATCCAACAAAACCGGCAATTACTTCCGTAACATATTTCTTTTGTCCGTTGTTATCTTCGTAAGAACGTGTTTGAATACGTCCCTCTACGAATAAGCGGTTTCCTTTGCGGTAATTTCCTACTGCTTCACCTAGTTTTCCCCACGCTACGCAATTAACGAAAGCAGTTTGTTCTTTCGTCTCATTTGTTGTGGAGTCAATATAGGTGTTAGTTGCTGCTACCGTGAAAGTTGCCACCGCGCGGCCACTTTGGGTATAACGCACTTCTGGATCACGTGCTAAATTACCTAAAATTTGTACTGTGTTCATTTTTCCACCTCGTCATTACCTATCTGCAATTCAGCCATATCTGCCATAGCCAAATATACTTTTTCGTGCTTATTTCCTTTATGTGTCTCTTTTGCTTTTGCTCTGAATTCAATAATTGTTCCGAAGAAACACCCACATACTACTTTGATTGTTTTATCTCGGCATTTAAAGAATGTTGTGAACCGATTGTAACGACCAGCTCCACCAATAACCATGTAATCATCATCTTTTTTCACCTCAGCATCACCGTACACCCTAGCATCGCCGTACACCCTAGCATCGCCGGACACCCAAGCATTGCCGGACACC